CTTTAAGTAAGCCTAACCATTTGTTGCGCAACAGTGCAAACTCATTAATAATCTTTTCGTAGTCAACTACATCTGCTTCGCCGTCGACATATTTTTCTACATCACGACTACTCAGAGCACGTTGATAGTTTTCGAGATATTTCTTAAAATATGAGCTACGCAACCTACGTAGCTCAATATTTAAGTAGTGTAGGATTGCTTCAATCTCTTGAAGCTGATTAAAACGTTGTTCAACGATACCGGGCATTTCTGCCGCGGCACGTTCAACATTGCCTTTGAGCTTTACATCAAGTCGACCTTGTATCAGCTCATCTTCAAAGAACTGTACAGCACTCGGTATCTTAGATATGTCTCGCGATACTTCGCTATACCATCCCATTACTCATCCCACTCTTCTTCGTCGTCATCGACATTGTCCAAGTCTAGATAGTAGCTGATAGCGTCATCTAAAGGAGCATCAGTGCCGATGACTTCTTTGAAAGTCTCATCACTGACACCATAGTCTGCTAATAGATCAACAAACTTTTCAGCTACTAGTTCCATTTGCTTCTTGTCTACATACTCTTTAAACATCGTCCAGATGTCACTGATGTGTTCTTCATTCATTTGCAGTTGCTTCCTCAATTTGATCGTCGGTTGCTTCTTCTAAGTTAACTTTATCGGTATTTACCACAGGCTTCATCTTCTCGTTATATTCCATCATGATCTGATCAAGTTTGCCGCCAATCATCCATGCCTTGCGACTGCTCAAAATTTCATCGCCTGCTAGATTAGTATACCTGAGTCGATTACCTTGCTTAACTAACAAGTTCTTCTTCTCAAACAATTCAACTAGCCCGCTATAAGGATTCATACCAGTTTCATAAGGAATCTTCACTTGCACACCTTCAAACGGTTTTGCATAACGAGTCTTCATTACTTTACAACCAGCACGTATACCCATAACTTCTGAGATCTTATTACCGTCTTCGTCTTCTTTTAACTTCATCTTTTTCATTGCAACAACAATACTTGATGCATAGATAAAGCCTGCGCCACCACTAATTTTATCATCTGGGTCAAACATATCTTGCGATGCGTATGTGTGGTTAGTACATACTAGTCCAACGTTCAATGAGCCAATCATGTTAACTGTGTTACGAACAAGTGAAGTCAATGCCTTAGGCTTACGACCCATATCACCTTTCATATCACCTTTGTTAAACTGATCAACGTCAGTAGGTGTTAGCAACATACCCAACGAATCAACTACAAACAATACTTTAGGACGATCTGCTTCATCCATTGCACGATAGTCATTAACAAATGTTGAGATAGTTTTTGCTACATCATCAATCATTGACATGTTTAGCTTGAGCAACTTCTCTGGGCTTGTGTCTACTTGCAATGCCTGCAACCAGCTCTCGTCAAGTGCATTCTCTGTGTCAATTAGTACTACAAAGATGTCTTGATCCTGTGCGTGTTTTACAATGTTGCCAGCGCAGAAATAACTCTTACCTGCTCCTGATTCACCTGCAAACACAGTAACCTTACCTAGTGGAACACCTTTGTGAAAGTCTCCTGAGATAAGATAGTTTAGTGCATATGATCCTGTACTGATCCAATCAGTAGGATCGTTAAATCCAGTACTCATGCCTGAGATACTTTTAGTCAAGTCCTTGCGGAACTTACTAACGTCAAATGACTTAGCCATTAAATTCTCCTATTAAAGCTGTAATAAGTAGGGGAAGTTACTCCCCTACTTTGCAGGTAGTTACGCCTGACGTGAGCGGATCATTGCTAGAATGTCGCTTGCGCCGCCGCCGGCCGCTGGTGCCGCCTCTGCCGCTGGTGCCGCAATAGCTGCTTCAGCTACTTTAACATCTGCTTCAAAAGGTGCTGCTTCTACTGCTGGAGCACTTTGGCTAGTTGCAGTTGCGCCTGCACTTGCTGCTTTTTGTGGGTCGCCTGTACGTGCTTGCATGCCACTTGGACGGAAGTACTGACTCCAACGATCTGCATCGTATGCTTCACCGTCTACTGACGCTTCAAACATCTCTTGCATTACTTTTACAGCAGTTGCGTCTGGCTTCTTAGGAAGGAAGTCTGACAAGTTAAACAAACCGTGTGTGTTAATTGCAGCCATTTCTTCATCGTTCAATGGACGATCTCTACGTGCCCAATTACTTGTGCCGTAGTCTGCATAACCACCTTTACTAGTTTTGTTTAAACGGAAGTCTACACCAGCAGTATAATCTGTTGGTAATTCTTCCATGTCTGGATCCATTAATGCTGCCTTAATGATCTGGAAGATCTGTGGGCCAATAATGAATCTACGGATTGGATTCTCCGGTGCTTGGTCGTCTGCGATAGGATTATCGTTTACGAACCCTTGGAATACGTATGAACGCTTTTTCCAATACTTACGGCCCATGTCTTCAAGACTTGCGTCTTTAAACCAACCGCGTACTTCTGCAAGGATACCACAGTTTTCGCCGTACATTTCCATACAAGGAACTTGTACTTGTACTGGACGAGATGCTGTGTCTCCTTTAACACCTGCGAACGGAAGTTTGATCATCAAACGTTCTGCCCAGAAGAAAGTGTTATCTGTGTTGCCATCTGGAAGGAAACGCATCGTTGCGTTTTCGCCTTCTTTAATATTCCAAAATGGGTAAATTGGGTTTGGACCTTGATTCTGTCCGCCGCCTGATGAGCGTTGTTCTTGCTCTTTAAGTTTAGCTCTGATTTCTGCTAATGATGCCATAATTATATGCCTCTTTCGTTGTTATTGCCTAAATGTTGTAGCATTATTGCTACAAGTGCCTTTTAATGTTACAGCACAGTTATTATTATATAACAGATACTGAACAATGTCAAGTCTTTTTTTAAAGAAAAAGAAATAAAACTTATAAGTGGGTTAGCGTAGTCCTGCTAACTCACGAATTCTGTCATGCTCGCCTGTGTCTGGTGCTTCCATTTGCTGTGGTTGTGTTTGCATTTGAATCTCTTCAAACTTTGCAGTTACTTGTTCAATAAACTGTTTAGCAGGATTGATGTACTCTTCACCGTAGTCTTTTTCAACCATAGTTAGTACTGCTGTTTCGCCTTTTGGAAATGCTCCATTCTCACGATCAAAGTAACTAAGGATGAACTCGCCTAATGGTGTCTTTTGTTCTTTTTCTTCATGACCGTCATCTTTGCTCATTGAACCGTCTTTATCAATCTTAACGTCCATAGTGTCGTCATCGCCTTCATTCATGTCATCCCACATTGCAGATGCTTCTTCTTCGCCGTAGTCGCTATACTTGTTCATGAACTCTTCTTTGTCCATATCTTGAGCATCGTCAGTCATTTCGCGTTTAAACTGTCCTTCTCCAAACTGGCCCATCATTTCTTCAAAGCCCTGCTCTAGCTGTGCATCCTCTGGTACGCATTTGTTTACACGCTTGCCTTTGTTCTTTCCAGTACCTTTTTGTGTACCAGCTTTTTTGTAACCATCCCAGCACTTGTCTGGTCCTGCTACTTCTTCTAACTCTTCTGGTCCTAATGATTTCGCTTTGCTTGCTTCACTTACTAGGTTATAAATGTATGGAAATACATCTGCTAGTTCTTCGTTGAACTGCTTAATAGTAAGTTGGTCAATCCAATTCTCTGCAACGTCTGTAGGTACATCTTCCATCATTGGCTTAGCATATGCTGCAAATGTTTCTGCATAAAACTTTGGCTTTTGTAAGCTCTCGATTGTTTTCTTAACTGTACTAATACGTTCTTTAACTGCGTCAACATATCCTGATAGGCTTTCTGCCATTACAGCACTACGACCCATATAGTTGTTGAACTTGCGTAATTTGCTCATTTCTTCTGATAAGCCTACAATGTGTCCGCCGAACTCATCATGCGGTTTGCCGCCTTCTGCTACGTGACGTGCCATTGCTCTTGCGCCACTTAGGTGTTTGAACGGATATATAAAACGTTCGCCTTCTGCGCTTTCAATATAAATTTTGCCAATGCTGCGTGTACGCCCTGCTGCACTTTCTTGATTAACACCTTCTGTGTGCTTAATTACAATACGTGCTTCGCCTATCTTTTGGTAGCTAATACGACTAGTACCATATAGTTTTGATTCGTTCATGTTCTCGTCCTCAGGGGGTTTCGCCAAGAATTTATAATCTCTTTTATTTAAATTTGACTTTGTAATGTCTCTTACACTATAATCTAACATACGCTTTTTACTAAAAATGCGTAGTTCTTTTAGAAAATCATACCACGCTTCTCGTGTCATTTCGTCTTGATCTTCCATAAAGTCTTTACTGTATATAACAGTTAAGCCGTCATCTTCGTCGATGGCAACACTTACTTTGCCAAGTCCGTTATAATCAAAATCAAAGAAACGTGCCATAGTTGGCTCATTTGTAACTGTTCCTTGTTCGTCACCGATAGTAACTTCTGGAAATCTTCCTCTAATCTTGTTAAAAAGGTCTTCACCTATTGTATCAAATTCTTGCATAATGTATTTATCTACCTAGTTAAAAGTTACTGCTTATAAAGATGGGCATAGGTGCTTCGTAATCTTCTATGTCTTCAGCTTGTGTAAAGGTACTATATATTCTTGGATCCCAATCTTTAAGTACTGCCATCATTCTAAGCGCAAGTAATGTTGCGCTTACTAGGTCATCGCTGCCGCCAGACTTTGCTTGGTAACTACTGCCTGTTGCAACAAACGCTTTGAGCTCACTAATAAGAGTCTTGCTTCTAATCTTCATCTTATCGTTTTCTATCATAGTTTTAAGTCTACTACACGCTGTAATCTTAGTACCGTGTGTAGTGTTAAATCCTTTGCGGAACTTTCTTACGTGTCCCTTACGCATTGGCTCACTTACAAATAATCCTGGTATATTTTCTTCACCGAAGTCGTTAATAACAAGTAAACATGCTTCGCCAATGCCATTGTTTTCAACACTCCAATATATGCCGTTGGCATTGTTAGTTTCTTGTTGTAAGTATTTGCATATGTCAGCAAGTACTCGTATTTGTCCTGGTATAGCAGTTGTGTTATGTTGCCACTCTGCTACTTGTTCGTAACTAGGCAGTTCAAACACTTGTATAGCTGCGTTATCGCCTCCTGTTCCCATACTAGGGTCAAGTGCTACTGCATATGTATATTGCGCTGTAGGCTTCTTATACCAGCGTGTTTGGCCCATGTTAAGCATAGGAGCTACACCTTCCATAACAGCAAGTTTAATACTATTAATTAGTGTTTCGTCAAATACAAGGAATTCACAATTAGAACTTAATACATTATTCGTATAATATTTATGGCCATTAGCAACATCTATTAAATCGTAAACAGGTTCACTGTATCCTAACTCGATTTTATTAAGTATTTTTATATTACCTTCTGTCGTATATACAGTGTCGCCTATTATAAGCGACTCTGCTGTTTTATAGTTGTCTATATCAACATAAAATTTGTGAGTATACGTACATTCTACATATGCTCCGAGCTCAAATTCTAATCTAAGCAAGGGTTTAATCCCCATCATACTTACTCCTGCAAAATCTTCAAACCCTGTAGGTGTTAGTACTTTATATTTTTTTGTGTTTTCTTTAAAAACTTTCATTAGTTAAAGCCTTATACGAATATTTATTTTCAAAAATCCAAACTTCGTAATTGTATCCTTTGTCAATTACTGCTTGCCGTTTTTTAAGATTATTTAACAATCTAGAAATATACTTTTCTGCGCCATTGCCGTCCCACCACCACTGGCTTTTAACTTCAATTATTCTGTTTTCTTTAGGTATGTATATATCTGGATAATATTTATGTTTATGCTTGTTAACATTAACGTATTCAAATACTTCAATTGAGTAGTTCGAATAATCATCGTGTACTACAACTTCAGATTCTTGATAATTTAAATCTCTAAACAATATGTCTAATGCATACGGTTCATGTCCTCTTACGCCAACGGATTTTCCACTCGGCAATATATAATCTTTAACGGAAGCATTTCCTTTATTAATCTTACTAGGGTTAGACTTCAATAATAACACATTCTCAACACCGTATCTTTCCAAGTTAGTTTTTCTTCGCTGAATATTGCTTTTGTTCTTTTGTTCAACAGTTCGACTGATTCTACTTAAACTAGCTTGTCGGCTGTTATTGTACTTTTCGTTGCCATACTTTTCAAGCTTAGTTTTTCTTGATTTTGCTTTTTGAGTTTCTAATTTAGCCCCCCAATCAACGCCATAGTTTTCCTTAAATGTTTCTTTTGACTTTGCAAGTTGTAGTTTCTTTTGCTCGTCTGTGCGTGTACTTGCTGCACGTTGTTTATTTAATCTGTCTGTTTCTTGTTGCTCAGCTGTCCAGTTTTGCTTTGTATTAGATATAGATATTCCAACACATTGTGGTGCTCCGCAACTGTTAGCATAAGTTTCTGTTTTTTGATAAAATGTAAGAGCATTACCACACCGACACTTAGGACTAGTTTTGGAAACATATGTTTCGTAATATTCTTGATAAGTTAACTCGTGCTTTCTCAAATGACGGGTAAACTGTCCATTTGTTTTACAGTACCGGGTATTATCTATTTTTGATTTTATATATGTTGCACTCACAATATTCTCCGCTAAATTGTTGTTATGCAATTATTTATCTATCATTTTAAACAACTCGCCAATGGCGAGTTTAAATTCATTTCCAGTAGAATCTTGTAATATTAATTCTGTGTGGTGTTGCACACAACCGTACTCACGTCGGAACTTCTCTTCACCAATACGTCCAACTTCTTCTACTTTCCATGCTTCGTCACGATCTGGATGTTCACTCCAATGTGATATAAAGCTATGGAAACCGTTTGAACCTAGTTCTTGTTCATTGCCGTGGTCGTCAAACTTATTTTCTGCTTGTTTCCAAATGGTTGCAAAGGTATCTTCATCCGAGTTTGGTGTGCTTGTAATAATAGCACGACCACCTGTTGCTAGTGTAGGAGATATTGAAGTCCAAAATTCTTCAGCAATGTTGGGTTGCACAAATGCAAACTCATCACAGTATAGCAACGAGATACTCATACCACGTCCTGTGTTGCCTGTTGTTGTTTGTGCTACAATACGCGAACCATTTTCAAATTCAATCGATTGTTTGTTATAACTTGTAACACCTGCACGTATATGATCAGGACAACTTTCATACACAAAGCGTATACGTGACATAATCTCTTGTGCGCCTGTATATTTGTGTGCAGCAACTAGAATAGTTTGATCTGGTACAAACATTGCATACCATGCTAGATAGATACTAGCACACGTAGTCTTACCTGTTTGTCTAGGCATCATATTAATGTTAAAGCGATAGCTGTGATAACTATACATTAATCCTAACTGATACTCGTAAGGATCGTACAACAGTTTACCTTTTACAGGATGCTGAATATAAGCAAACTTTTTAGCAAAGTACAAGTATCCTTCATCTTGATCCATACAGGCTACTAAGTCTTCAACCTGCTCGTTGGTATATGTTTCTTGTCTGTTTGCCTTCTTTATTAAGACGCCGTCTAATGATGCTGCCATATTAGTACTTATCCTATTATATTGTCGTAGTATCCAATGTCGAACCTAAGGTCAAATAGTTTGCGCCTATCTTGTTGGATTAAAATATGTGTAGGTGCAGCGTGTTTACCGTATCTAGGCTCGCTCCACAACCACTCGTATTCTAAACTAACATCTAGTTTACTACAAAGTTTCTTTAAACGCCTACGATTATAGTTGGGTACAATGTAAACAATAGCTTGGTTGTTTTCTAAGTGTTCCCACTCTCCGCGCCATTTTGTAACTTTAATTTCGCCCTTTTTCCATGCTGCTGCACTCCAAGGACATACAGGCTTTATACTATCGAAGTATGCTTCCCAATTAATATCGTCTTTTACCATACAGCTATTTACTCAAGCAAATAGGTCCCTAAGGACCTATCTGGTTAGTGCATCTAATTATTAAGACTTACTATTTGCCACGTCCACGTCCAGCCGTTAGCTTGGTCTTCTTGCCACGTCCACGGCCTTCAGCAGCCATTTCTTCTTTTTTCAAAAATGCTGGCTTGTCATCTTTAGTGCCTTTTTTACCATCTTTGCCTGCATCCATTGGCATCTTGCCTGATTTAGATTTACCTTTAGCAGGTGCTTTACCTTTTTTCTTGTCTTGGTATGCTTTTAATGCTGCTGGTAGTTCACCTTCAGACATTTTCTTTTCAGTTAATGCTGCATACAATGCTGCTTTAATGTTTTCAATAGCCATTGGATTGTCGCCACCTGCTGTTGCTGGGTGTGATTTCTTTTGCTTGTGTAAGTCATCGCCATCTGGGATAACAGCACTTAAATCGCTATACTGTTCGTCTGGCTCATTAGCGTAGTCGCCTGCTGCTTCTACTTCCATTTCTTCTGGAGCAGATACACCTGAAAGCTGTGCTATTCTTGCAAGCTCATTTTGGCTGTCCATATTCTTGCCTTTAACTTTAATAGTGTAAGTACCTTCACTGGACATATCTTCAGTTTCTGCTTCATTCATAGAATTCCAATGCTCTTCACATTCTGCTCTGTCCATGCCTTGTGCCATGTACTTTTCACAAAAATCTTCTTTGTCCATACCTTCAGCATCGTCTATCATTGCATTTTTAACAGCGCCTTCGTCCATGTCATCTTCGCCATCCATTTCGTTAGCATATGATTCGTCTTCGCCGCCGTCTAAATCTGCAACCGCAGGAAGATTCATTTTGTCGTCATCGTGATCATGTTCTGGCTTGCCCATAATGCCTGACAAACGTTCCATATCCATACGTGGTGACATCATTGCGTCTGCTGCCGGAGCTGCATCGCCTAGTCCTGCGTTCTTCATCATATCTAACAAATCAGCTACATGTTCTTTGCCGCTTGCATTCATTGATACGTTTACTGTTACTGGATTACCTTTGTCCATCTCTGGTGCAGGTGGAGCCATTCCCATGGGGCCTTCGGCCATTCCACATTCTTCGATGTGATCCATTGATTCAATTAATTTCTTCATATTCATAATTTCAGCCTCCTACAACTGCTTTAGTATTTTCTGTGTCACCAATGTCTGTTGACTCTCCAACCGGAGCGCCTTCAGCACCACTGTGTTCATTTTCTTTACGCACAGTTTCTAGTTCTTTTAAAAGACTCATTATTCTTTCGCCGCCTACATGAACTTGCGCTCCTGGATCAGCTTCCCCCATGTCTTCTTTAGTTAACATAGCTTCGTATGGTGCATCGTCTTTAATATCTTGATACTCTTCTCTAGGATCGCCTAAATTTCGCACAATAACATATGCTTGATCAATGTTACAGCAATTACCAATGTATGCTTGTAATACTTGCGGTGTGGTTGGGTATTCGACACCAAGTTCAAAGTATGTAACTTCCATATTTGTTAACTGCGGAAAGTCTAGTGGACGTTCTTGTATTGGTGTTTTCTTACCGGAAGTTAGATTACTAGCTCCATACTTCTTAAGTATTGTTTCTAGTGTGTCTTCAAAGCCTTCTGGTAAAGGCCCTGCTACACCAATTTTAAATTCATAAGTCTTTTTAGACTCTGTTAGTACTGTTGTAAATGATCTCATTGCGCAATGATCCCTGTTCTATATGTATTATTTATCTTTATCCAAGCCTTTGAGCTTTTCTAAAAGGCTATTTCTATCAGTAACAACATATCCAGCGCCGTTGACTATATCGCCTTCGCCGCTTACTTTGCCGTCATTATCCTGCTTTTGCTTTTTAAGTTGTAGCTCAACTACTTTTAATTTATTATTAAGTTTAGCTACTTTAGCATCTAAACTAGTTTTAAGCAGTCCGCCAGCAGTTTCAAATACTCTGCCACTATAACGACTTTCTACATTCATACCTAAATCCATTAGATCATCGTATGCTTGCATTGCTTTGTCAGCAATCTCATTAAGCTCGTCGTCTGCCATTTTACCTAAGCCTTTTATAGCAGGTAATGCACTAGCAATTTTATCAAACTCTTCTATGTCACGGAATGTTTCAACTACATTTGCCATTTCATGCTTTGCTTGCTCTGCTTCTTGAAATTGTGCTTCTTTTATAATTTCTTTTGAGTCAGGTAAATTTAGTAGGTCTTCTAATTTTTTAGTCATTTAAACTTTCCATTATATGCTACTATTATTTATCTTTTCCTTCCTTGATGGAATATATCATCTTCAGTAACAATACGGAATAGTATTCCTTTTTGTTTACACCATGCCCTTGCAGCTTCCCACTTGGCTTGATTTACTACATAATGTGCTTGATTGTGTTTGCTATTACCAAGGCGTTCTCGCATTGCTTGATTAGCAGGTTTAACTTCAATTAGTTCTACACGCTTTTTAGTGCTTTTATCTGCATATGAAATAAAGAAGTCAGGCACATAAACAGTTTGTTTACCGGTCAGTGGGTTGCGGTAAGGTATACGTACAGCTTCACTTGCCCATTGTTCTATTGCAGGATGTTCGTCGCAGAACTTCATAAAAGTAAATTCCCAACCTGAACGGTATGTAGGAACTTTATTACCTATGTATTTTTCTGGATTTTTTAGATTAAATTTACCTTGAGCAAATCGACCCATATCATATCACTACGTTGCGTTGTTCAAATAATTCAAACTGTGACGATTCATCTCTAAATCCTAATACACTAGTTTTTTCTCTATTAAAGTTAAGTATTTGTGCAACGATAAGACTTAGTTGTACGTCAGTTACACCTTTAAGTGTATCTATTAATTGCTGTACATTTAAGTCATCAATTTTAGCTTGTTGTAATAATACACTTGCTGTATTAATTGCAGCAGTTTTATCAAAGCCTCTTTTAAGAAAATAACCAATAACAGCATCAACTTCGCTAGGATTATAACTAATTTCTAAATTATAAAAGTTATTAAAAAATTCTGTAGTTATGTCTTTGTTTTCCATAATTAAGTTCCGTATCCTAGATCAGTTAGTGCATTTGATGCAATTTGTGTTAAATTCTGATCGCCTTGTGCAATTTGAGATCTTAAATCTGATTCGTATGCTGCTTTTACTGACGGCGTTGCACTATTGTAATCAGCCATTGTAGTATTAGGCAATGCTCCGCTATTAATTAATGCAGGCATTACTTGACTTGCAACTGCGGGTATTGATAGTAGTGAATTAATAGTAGTCGGTGACATCATTCTACCATTGTTTGACGCAGATGTCGAAGGAGTTACATTGTTTTGTGGATCAGGTACTGGTAGTTTATTTTGTGATAAAACGTTAGATACTATGCCGCCTATTACACCAGTTGCAACTTGTTTAAGAATATTTTTACTTGGACTATTTTTATTTCCAAACGCTTTGTTTAGTAGTGCCGATGTTCCTAATCCAACTAGTGCAGGAATTAACCCTTTGCTTAAATCTGCATCGCTATTCATAGCATTATCTAAATATCCGTGTGGGCTCGGAGTTGTATCATATCCTATACTTTGATCTGCCATTCCAGCTGGAGTGTCACCGCCAACGGTGCCGCTAGTATATTGCACAGCTTCGTATGCAACATTAATTGTGTTTTCATTAAAGTCGCTGGATCCGCTTTCGACAGATCCGTGATCCCATGCAGTTAGCAGTGGATTAACTAATGTGTATGCCACCCATTTTCTACGTGATAATTGATAGATTGTAATACTGTTAAAGAATGGTTTAGTTTTGCCTGTATTCATTCCGTAGTTTGGAACCCTAGCAAAATATTTATCACGAGATCCAAAAGCGCCATTTGCTGCTGGATTAAGTGGTGTTCCGGTAATAGTGTTAGCATCTTGGAAATAATATTTATAGTAGTCTTCTAATAATGCTCTAGTAACGCCAGTATTATCATCGTGAAATGCAATTCTACAATCTTCGTAATCAACTCTAGTTTGTACGTTCTTTTTACGATTGTATTGTTGCTTATTTTCTACGCTTGCTCTAAAACTTGGCAGGTCAGCACTCTTAACAAGTACGCCTATTTCTTTTTGGAATTTAAATGTATTTGATACTTCGCCCAACCCTATTTCGGGATTAGGAATAAAATTAACATGATACATAAACTTTGTTTTAGGTGTAAACGCAAAGTTATTTTGTGTGTAAATTTGGTTCGCATGACGTGCGTCACGCAAATGTGTTTCTGACTCAAGGTTGAATAGGAATGCATCTTTAAAACTCATACTAATATTTATCCTTATGCATTATCTGGGTATATAAAAGAAAAGCGAAGACTGAATTACCAATCTCCGCTCCTTATAGAAAATACCAACCTTAACTAATTGTATTAAACAGTAGTTCCGCCGATAGCTGAATTTACTGCTCTTGTAACTGCTTCGCCGATGCCTTCGAACGACTCGTCTGATCCAAACTGGATAGCGTTGTCATAACGAATACTTAGCGTAGTTGTTACTGCTTCGTTAGTAGCATAAGCTAGTGAGTTATAGTTTGCTGATTCTAAATAACAACCAACTAATTGGAAGCGGTCAATTACGTTTGCTCCATTAGCACCGTTGCCACCGTCTAGTATTTCAATTCTAGTTTGGAACTTGTAAGTACCACTTGATACTGCGCTTGACTGCTCGAAGAAATCGAACTGCTTTTGTAGCTGCTGTCCAACAACTTTTTGTACGTTGTTGTTTGCATCTTCGCGTA